AACAGTCAGGAAATTTAAGTGTACAAAAACAAGCAGAAAAAGCTTGGGTTACTGATAGATTACTAGAAGTGCAAGAAGCTCAAAAAGCATTTGAGCAAGAGAATCTTGTACCTATTGTAGGATTGTACGGCACTACATACTTTGATCAATTAGTAGAAGCTTATCCTAACTTTCAAGAGTCTCCTTTAAATCCTGCATTAATAAATGCATCTAAAGGAAAACAAATTACTGTACCTAGCAGAGCTGTAGCAGAAAGCTTGGCAAGAGCAGGTATACTTAAAGTTGGTGACGTAGTAATAAACTTAGAGACAAACAAAAAAATTAAAATTGGTGGATAAATGGACGAGTTTGAACAGCCAATTATTATAGGCGGAACTCAACCTGAACCCCCTATAGTTTTTGATCCAGATTTTGAAGAGCCTATTAGCATAGGTGAATCTATTTTTAATACAGATCCTGTTGTATCTCAAGGTGTAGACAACTCTTCTTATACAGATCTTAACAATATATTTAGTCAGTACAATCGTAAGCTAACTAAGGAAGACATCCTAAAAGATGATCGTCTTATGGATGTTATTCGTACTAACTTAGAAGCTAGGTTTACCCCAGGTGGTGTACTAACTAAAACCAGACGTGGACTTACAGGTTTAAGCGGTGGTGCTATTGGAGGTTTATCTTCTCAAGACTATCGTGACATGAGTGATGAAGATGTCTTTGAGGTCTGGCAAAACTATCAACGATCTTTTTCTGGTGGTCAGACTGTAACCACAGCTAATGAAATAGCTTATGGTATGGGTGCTGATGACACTGTTAAAGCCCAACTAGGCGCTGGATATTTATTGTTCGATCAGATGGACAATGCATTTACTGGTGAAGGTTCTTGGGCTGAGATGGGTGACGCAATCTGGGACTATGGTAAGTCTGCAGTATACGACCCATCAACTATTCTTTCCCTTGGTCTTGGTAAAATTATTGGTTGGGGTGGAACTAAAGCAGGTTCCGCAGCGGCTAGATCTATGATGACCAAGGCTTATCAAAACCAAATTAAAAAGGGTGTTACTAAGAAAACAGCTTTATCTAATATAGGTAACGCTGCAGTTAAATCTCTACCTTATGCTACAGCAGATGCTATTATAGGAGCTGGAGTTGATGTAGCCTATCAGATGCAGCTTATAGACGTAGGCGCTCAAGAAGAATACAGCAAGTTACAAACTTCCTTTGCTGCTCTAGGTTCTCTTGTCGTAATACCTACACTAGTTGGTCTAGGAGCTACAGCTAAAGAACTTCGTAAGAGTCCTTATGCCCCACAGTTTTTAGCTTATAAAGAGTTTGATGAAACAGCTCTTAAACTTAGTGCAGATGAAGCTGAAAAACAGCTAAACAAAAGAGTCATCAAGGGTATGGTGCTTGACTCTGTTGATGAAAACTTTGGACTAGTTCGTGGCGACACTAAAAACTTTTTAGAGTGGGCTGAGTTTAGACGTAAAGCAAAAGATCGTGTAACTGTACGTGGTGAAAGATATACTGATGACGAAATAACCAACGCATTCTTTCAACAATTTTTCTTAGGTAGTGTAGATGGATCTACTAAAGGTTACTATCAAGTACTAAAAGAAGCTGGGTTTGTTTTACATCCAGCTATGAAAGAAAAGTATGGTACAGCAGGTGCATTTGCACAGACCATAAAGTTTCTAACCCCAGCTAAAGTAAAGTCTGTTGTTAAAAAGTTTGAAGATGACACAGGTTATAAGCTAAGGTTTATGGATGCTGAAGGTAACATTGTTACTGGAGATAAAGTAACTCCTGTAAGTTTAGCTGCACACTTTGGTCGTCAAGCAAGCGTTGCAGGTGAAAGTCTTTGGTTATCATCACATCTTAGTAGACTTGAAAAGTCTGGTGTAAATGTTAAACAAGCAGTAGAGATAGCTGGAGGTAAGACTAAACCTACAGAAGATCCAAAACGTTTACAATATTTATTGTCAGTATACAAAAGACTTATAACATCTCACCTATCTACAACTGGTGCAAACGTAAAAGGTTTTACACAGCTTGTATCTTTAAACAGCGTTGCAGATATTTTTACAGCTTCTGTAAACTTAGGTCAATCAGGTGTTGCAAAAATGATGGGTGATACAGCATCTGCAGAGATGTTTTACAACAGGGCGTATGGCTCTTTGTTTGGCGCACTTCGTCGTGGTGCTGATGTATTTTCTCCAGATATACCAATGGAATACGCAGATAAAATACTAGCACTTAATCCTGAAGAAGCAGCTAAGTTGTTTAGAGATGTTGCTGGAGATGGTGGTGTTAGAGATGCGCTAACAGATTTTAATCTTGACCCCAATAATATACTTTATAAAGGTGTAGATGTAACAACTAAAGGCGCTCAAACAGTGAGTATGGTTAGACTACAAGATGACCTAACTAAGCGTTGGGCATTTGGTACAAATGTAAACCAAGCTATTATGAGAGCTTATGGTCAAACACCAGAAGAATTTTTTAAACGATCTGATGCTGCACTTGAAATGGCTTCTGACAAATTTCAAAAAGAAGTGCTTGATAAGGCTGTGTTTAGAACATTACGAGAAACTGCATCTGTAAACTGGTCTAGTTTGCCAGGAAAAGAAAGTCTAGTATCTGCTAGAACATGGGCAAAAGGTTTTGAATTTTTTACAAACAGAACACCAGTAGGTTTTGTCGTACCTTTCGGTAGTTTTTTAAATACTACTGCAGCTACAATGGGTGATTTAACTGGTATAAACGCTCTTAGATTTGGCATTAAAAGAATGACTGGTAAAGAGTTAGACTTTGCAACTCGTGAAGGTGCTGAGTCTCTCGGTAGAATGGCAGCAGGTTGGTCTATAATAACTCTCGGTGTTTATGCCAGAGGTGGTAGTAAAGATAGGATAGAAAACAATCTTGCTTATAACCAAGACTTGCAAGATGATGGATCTATACAAGACAGACGTTATGATTGGCCACTATCTACTATGAGATTGTTATCTCAAATAGCTGCTCATGGTATGGGCGATAGTAATAATATCACTGATATTAAATTTAATAACATACCATCAGATCTTTTGAAAGAATTAGGAACACAAATAGGTGGTCAATCTGTAAGAGACTTAGATGAAGTTGGTCAGACAATGATTTATGCAAGTGAGCAACTTATAGAAGGTAATGCACAACCATTAATTGAAATGATGGCAGGTGCTGGTAGTCGTATAGTAAATGGTATGACAAGACCACTTGATCCAGTTAATCAAGTTGTAGGTATAGTAACTGATTCTAATATGAATCCAGACCTACGACAAGGTGCTGAGTTTCAAAACCAAATGCTTCGTTATGTAAATAATATTATTGGTGGTACAGAAGATGCGCCTCGAAGATCTACACCTACAAGAGGTTCTCAATATATACCTGACATTGGTAAACAAATATTAGGTAACAGAACTTTACAGACTCCTAACCTTGTAGAAAAGATGATGAATGCTGCTGGTAAACCTTACTGGAAATCAATTCGTTTTGACGGGCCAGCAGAGATACGAAACAAAATGGATGGATTAGCTGCTCCATTTTTTGAAGCTGCTGCTATAGAGTATCTCAAAAAGAATCCAAATTACTTTGAGTTACCACAGCAAGACAAAGAAAAAATATTAGATCAGATGGCAGTTGAAGTTAGAGCTAATGTACTAAGTACAATGGAAGCTGGTATGCCCCGAAGCATAAACGTACTTAGACTTCTAACAAATAAAAATAAAAAACAAGTTAAAAATGTTATGGAGTTTTTAAATATAGAAGGTCCACTTGAAGATGTGTTGCAACAAGAGGACGCACTTCAAAAGTTATTAAAGATACAAGCGTTGGTAGATAACTACGATGATATATTTTATGGTGACTTAAACTTAGACTAAAAGAAAAGAGGTCTTACGACCCCTCCTCTAACATTTTATCTGCCCATTCATAAGCTTCTCTTCTTATATCTTCAAACCTAACATAGCCTGGTTGGTTAGCCAACAGTCCTGCAAGAGCTTGACCTGCTAGGTATATACGTGCTGTCATTGGTTTATCTGGTGGCAGCTTTTTTTGTTTGAACTGCCTAGCTTCTTCCAATAGGTTGTTTGTTTTAGGTGGTCTACCTCTAGGTTTTTTTATCTCCATATTATTTCCTTGACTGCTGCTGTATTAAAGCCTCAAGATACCATCGGGCTTTCTTTAAATCTTCTATCCCATTCTTATATCTCCAACGGTGTAGATACTTAGCAATGTTTCCTCGTAGGTAGCCAGTGTATTCATCGTTACTTAAAAAGTCTTTTATATATTCTATACACTCTATTCTACCCTGACCATAATGAGGAGGGTTATTTACAGAATCTTCTATATCTTCTATGTCATCAAACAGATCT